ATGAAGTAGCGCAATACGGTGGGCAGTACATCAAGTACCTGAACGGTAGTGAGTTCATGCGTCGCCACCAGATTAATGCTGTGGCTGGTATCATGGATGAGCTTGTAGGTAATCTCGCTGATGTACGCAAAGCTGAAGATAGTGCCAAGTACTTCCGGTCTTTGAATATGTCCGATACAGATATTGTCGAGGCTACTACGCAGGTACAAAGGCACGGTACTGTGATAGATAACTGGGATGCTGCTGTGAAGGCTAAGATGATGAATACCCTCATCTCCGCTACAGATAACATCGCCATTACTATTCGTGCTGGCGAGCAACCTGCATTCATTGAGCACAGTGCTATAGGGCGTGTACTGTTCCCGTATATGCGGTATGTCTTTGGTGCAAACCAGAAGATACTCCGTAGGAATTACAGGCGTAGTGGTGTAATGGGTGTAGCTCTGTATATGTCTTCTGCAATTCCGTTATCAGTAGTGGCTGGCATGATGAGTAACATTATCCAAGGGCGTGACCCCGAAGAAGACTTGGTAGCACGTACTGTACGTAGCTTACCAGGACTTGGTGTTGCCTCCTTGGCAGCAGACGGATTCATGCAAGGGGATGTTGGTGGTACTGCTCCGGTATTTGCAGGGCCTAATAACTTATTCCAGATGGTAGATAAACTTAAGCGTGGTGAGCTAGAAGTGCAAGACGTACTGAAGGCTGTACCCGGCGCTAATGTGTTCCTACCTACTCGTTGGCTTATTAACAGTACTAAAGAGGATTGATATGACTACAGAGTACAGTATTCAGAAAATGGTATCTGATGGTACTTTAAGTACTATTGCACTGGGTATTCAGTACCTACAACGTAACGATATTTATATTCGTATTGCTGGGGAGGAGACTCCCCAGAGTGGCGCACCTAGCGGCTATACTTGGTCATTCATTAATAACACGACACTGAAGATTCTGCCTGTAGTACCTAATGGTGTAGAAGTTGTTGTGTATCGTAGAACAGATGTAGACGCGATGTACAACATCTACAGTCAGAATGCTCAGTTCGACGAGGCAACTATAGACGAGAACAACCAGCAACTTCTGTATATCGCGCAGGAGTACTTAGAGCAGGGTATACCAGGTGCAGGTGTAGATACCATTGAGTTCCTACGCAATGATGGGTATTACTCATACTACCGTATCAAGCGTACAGACGGTAGTTACACTGATGAGTTCATAGTACCTTCCGCAAGTAACAGCACCAAGGTACTCACCAGAGAGTCCCTGCGTCGCAGCTATGCGGAGGCCGGATACAATCTCGTCGATGGTAGCTTCGAGGCGGGAGGGACAGTTAGTGCCGCGTCTGAGGTGCTGCTCTATGAGTCAAATGGTGTTGCGTACTCTTGGGAGGGCTTGTTACTTAAAAACGTCCCTGCTGGGTCTACTCCAGAAACCACTGGCGGCGTGAATGTAGGGGCGTGGAGACCGAGAACTGATGACATACTACGCTCAGACTTAGCATTGTCTGATGGGACTGCGTTGATAGGTCTTCCTGCTGGCGGAGTGCTAACTGACATTATCAGCTGTGTTTCGCCTGAGCAATTTGGCGCCATTGGCGACGGCGTTATTCGCCAGTTATCTGAGCAATTTGGCACACTTACCGAAGCACAAGCGAAATACCCGCATGTCACTGCACTCACTCAGACTATTGATTGGGCGGCGTGTCAGGCTGCTGAAAACTACTCCCGTGGAAAAACCAAAGTTGTCCCGAGACCATTTGCTACCTATCGCTTTGGGCAGGACGGGCTGCAACTTGCCGCGCAGTCATGGTGGGACGCTGGCGATGCCCCCATGAACGACAAGCCCGGCGTCACGATGATTCGTGAGCTGCCTACAGCTTTGCCAACATTCGGCCGATGCTACGTGGCAAGAGTGATGCCAACTGTTATGGGTGCGGCGGACGTCTTCCAGCGTGGGATTATTTTCAAAGGTATCAGATTGCGCTACCCAGTTGCTCGCAGGACTCCTGTAAAAGGCACAAACACCATTTGTTTCCATGGCGGAAATGCAATTCAGAGCGAGATAGACATCTCATGCTGGGGCGCGGAGTATGCGCTTTATGCTTGGTCATTCTGGGGTAACCGTGGCCGGATAAGGATAGACACTTGCCACAAGGGATATTTCGTCGTACCACAACTGACAGACCCTGAACGACCCGGCTCATCAACAACAACATCAAATCAGTTCGATATACGCTCTGATGTCACCCCATTCCCGATAACTATAGGACATGACGCATATTCTCAGTACACCGGGTATTTTGAGGGGTCTGTGGCAAGTGACGGGAACTACGACAGTGTAAACGAAACCGCCTGCGGGATAACAATCATAGGCACAATAACAGGCTGTAGATTTGATTTAGGTGTGGAAAAGTGGGAAGGTGTGTTTTTAAATAGGGTCGGGAATGGCCTTGCTGATTCTAATTTCAGGTTCGGATTCTTCCCAGATGCGCACTATAGAATGAGCACTGGAAATGACGGGGCTGACGCAGCGATGAGAGTGCTAACAGGTCAATACGCTAGCAGGATACAGTTGCCGCCTGCACAAAGGGCGCTGTTAAACGCATCAGGCGGTAATTCTTCATTTACATTTTCTGATACCACTTTTTACATGGGGAATATTTTCACTGAGGTGGGCTCCACCAGATACCTATGCAACATCAATAGCTCAGGTGGATTGTTTACGTTTATTGGTGGGAACGTTGGTTTTACCCCTGAGTCTGGAGCAGCCCCCGTTGCTTTCAGCATAACTGAAGTGATGAAATCTAAGGTGGAGTCAATCGGATGCAGGAGTCTTGATTTGTGGTGCGCTCCAACTACCTCTTGGAGACTAATTGGAAAGAACAAATGGGAGCAAACGGGCGAAACTAATGTATTAGGCACTCTTGATGCAGGTAACGGGTATTTTGCTGATTTTTTACCACCATCTGGATACAAAATCAGGAACGTCAAAAGACTGTCTGTCAATCTCGGCATTACTGGGACAGCCATTGCGTACAGACCGTCGTTGATTGCATATGAGCCAGTAAACGGACCCGGTATGCCAGCAGGAGCTGTTCGCGCCGCGACATCGTATGTCGGGGGTTCCACACCATCTTTTAATGCTATATTGGAAATCTCTCAGTAATAAAATGACCCTCTTCGGAGGGCCTTTTTTTTTATTACCTACATGTCGTGTATTCATTGGCCCGCGCCACGGTTGCACCACGTTTTATGTTTGCAGTATTCCATCAGCAAGTCCTGGACGTCGGCCTTTCCTTGAGGCGGCATATATGAGGCGGCGTTGTGACATGCTAGAGCTTCGGCTTGGTGAGATTGAGTCTCTACTCGCCAATGTACCATAACTTTTATTATGTATTTAGCACAACGTGGCGTGTTCAATACACAAGTCCTTTTGATTAATTCGCCCGCACCTACAGTAGGAGACTGTAATGTCAGCCAAGAAAAGTACTCTGGAAACCCTTCACGAAATGCTCGCGGAGTTATTTATGGAGGATATTAGGATATGCCGCAGTGAGGGTATTCCTATGTCTGCATCTGATAAAGCAGTTATCGTTAAGTTCCTGAAGGACAACGACGTTACTGCTGAACCGGATGAGGCTAAGGTGCAAGCCTTACGCAACGAGTTCCAAGATGAGTTAGCTGCGAAGCGGGAAGCCCGTAGGCAGCATATTCTTATGAGAGCAGCAGGTTCTACAGCAGACCCGCTGGAAGGTGTTCTGTAACAGAGGTAAGTTATCAAGGGTTCTTAGGAGCCCTTTATTAAGTTACTTCGGGTTGCAGTTGATAGCACCTAGAACTAGAGAGTGGGATAACAATCCTGCTGCTATGTCTAAAGAAGAGCGGGAAGAGCTGGCTATGATGGTGGCTAGTACTTTCTCTCGCTTTGAGGACTTCGCCATCATTGGTATGAAGTTCCTCGGATTTGATACTACATGGATGCAGTTAGATATAGCTAAGTTCATGGCGGATAAACGTTATCGTAAGAAGATGGTAGCAGCTCAACGTGGTGAGGCTAAGAGTACACTAGCTGCTTTATATGCAGTGTGGAGTATAGTACAAGACCAGTCGTATCGTGTACTTATTGTATCAGCGGGCGAAGACCAAGCATCAGATGTAGCTATCTTGTGTGTACGTCTAATCATGAACTGGCATATCCTGTGCTACCTCAGACCAGATGCTCAAATGGGAGATAGAACATCTAATACTAAGTTCGATGTACACCAACATCTGAAGCCAACAGATAAATCAGCTAGTATCACTTGTGTTGGTATCACTAGCAACCTTCCCGGTAAACGGGCAGACTTACTAATACCAGACGACTGCGAGAGCACAAAAAATTCGATGACCCAGGTAATGAGGGAACAACTCATGCTCCTGACTAAAGAGTTCTCCGCTATCTGTACACATGGTGAAACTTTGTACTTGGGTACACCTCAGTCCAAGGATAGTATCTACAAGACATTACCATCACGTGGGTTCACTGTACGTATCTGGCCGGGACGGTTCCCTACATTAGAAGAGCAATCCCGATACAGTGCCGGAACACTAGCCCCTAGCATACTACAAGCTATAGAGCAAGACCCGTACCTAATGGTAGGTGGTGGGCTCAATGGTAAGATGGGGAAGCCTGCTGACCCTAAGCGCTACGATGAAGAGGCCCTACAGGATAAGGAGCTTGACCACGGGCCGGAGGGCTTTGCCCTTCAGTACATGCTGGATACATCCCTCTCGGATGAGCAGCGTACCCGGCTGAAGCTCTCAGACCTCATTGTAGCGGCGTATAACCACGAGGCAGTCCCAGAGGTAGTATGGTACTCGGCAGAGCCTAGGTATCGCGTACAGAGCGGCACAGGGCTCCTGAGCCCCGCCTTCGATAACCAGACGGTGTACTGCCCGGCCAGCGCTTCCTCGGAGTTCGTCCCGTATCAGCACAAGGTCATGATAGTGGATCCAGCCGGAAACGGTGGGGATGAGGTGGCGTACGCAGCAGGTGGTGGCACCCAAGGGTACGTGCATTTATTCTCCGTGGGCGGCCTCAGAGGCGGTATGAGCGAGGGGAACATCGACCAGCTACTGGACTACTGTCTTGAGTTCGGAATCGCTGTAATGCGCGTAGAGGCGAATATGGGGCATGGTACTGTCTCGAAGCTCATCCTTCAGCAGATAGAGAAGCGCAGGGGGAAAGACCCGATGCACCCTGCTATCTCCGTAGAGGACTATTACGCTAAGGGGCAGAAAGAGCGCCGTATCATTGACACTGTAGGCCCTGTGATGCGTAGGCATAAGCTCGTAGTGCACCACCGCGCTATAGAGGATGATTGGTACTGGTGCCAGAAACACCCTAGAGATAAACAGCTTATTATGAGTGCGTTCTATCAGATTCAGAACATCACTTACGATAGAGGTTCCCTTACTAAGGATGACCGAGCTGACGCTATCCAAGGGCTTGTAATGCACTTGTCAGAACTACTGGTAGTAGATGATGAGAAGCAGCAACAGAATGGTAGTAGATGATGAGAAGCAGCAACAGAAGCGCTTGGATGAAAAGGAGCGGAGCTTTATAGCTAACCCTATGGAGTACCGTAAAGAGAGGAGTACCGCCCGTGGTGTCATGGCGCGTGTACGCAGACGTTAATACGTTAACTACGAGGAATGAGATATGGCTTTTGCAAAGGCTACTAAGGCCCAGCAAGTTGCATTGCGTGATGCGCTGGTGAAGACTGAGCAACTGGTACAACGTGCAGCTATCGGCTCGGGTTCAGCTAAAGACCAAGGCGCTGCTATTGATGCGCTGATTACTGCTCTGGAAGCAGCTATTGCACCTGTGAAGGCTGCTGCCTAATAAGGAGAAAGTATGAGCCTTTGGCCGGTAATCAGAGACCTGTTCATTAAGAAGGCTGCTGAAGCAGTTATTGAAGAGGTTGTAGAAACTGCGCAAGAGGCTCTTTCTAATCGAGATGAAGATAAGAAAGAGTCTAATAAGCAGAGTACTAAGCAGAGTACTAAGCAGAACCAGACTACTCAGAATAAGAACAAGTAATCCTAAAGGAAACGTCATGGTAGATGAGAAGCGAAATGCTACCCGCCTTAGTAATAGAGCCGGGAC